ACATGTAAAGTTCACGTATATACAAAAAAATCGACAAAACAAAAGAGCACAGCGTGTATAAGTAGTGTTGGTAGCACTCTTATACCGTCCACCTGATTGCGCCAGGTAAACACTTGCCATACTCTCATGAGTTATTTTACATCATGCAGGGTCTATTAAGCAACGTTTACCAAATTATTGGTGACGTTGCTTTTTTGTTTCCAATAAGGAGACATATAATATGGAAAAGAAGCGCATTGATGTAATAGCAAGTGAAGAATCATTCCGTAACTTATCACCCTTTATAGAATTAGAAGAATTAAACAAAACTATACGTGCATACAGAGACACTATTCGTATGTCTATTAAGCGTAGCGATGTACAATCTAAACTCATTACATTACTTGAAATTTTAAAGCGCCACAGCTGCAAATATGTAGGTGTTAGTTTCCTATGCAAAAATAGAATTGCTGAAAAGATGGAAGTTTCATATAAAACTGTACAACGTTTAATGAAGAAACTTGTGGATCTAGACATGATTAAACAGGTAGCAATGAAGCGCACAAAAGATATGCTTCAAACTTCAAATGCTATTATCATTCAACCTATTGTAGAAGAAGTGTCCGACAAGGTAGATACAAAAAGTCCTACAAAGTGTCCTACCATTAAAACAACCCCTATTTCCTTAAAACAAAATATAAAAGATATAAATAAACGTAATAGTAATGAGAATATCACTACACCTGAAGAAAACATTAAAGAAGCTGATTTTGTTGCTCACTGGGTACCAGAACGTTTTGTTTCTTTAGTTAGCTCTTTTTACAGTGAATCTAAAACAATTCAAGAACTGTGGAAGGTCGTGAAACAGTGTAATAAAGTTACAAACTTCTCTACAGGTGATAAAGCATTTGATACAGACCAAGAGCTTACTATTGGCTTAAAAGCTATCAAAGAGTTTGTTATGAAAATTAAATCCGGAGCAAAAATGAAGAAGGGTAAATTTGCTTATTTCAACGGAATTGTAAATAACTTAATGGACAAGTTCTACTTTGATAAAGAATTTATGGGGATGTAACATTTACAGTTATTACGTAAAATTGGTATGATTTACTTATTACTTCAAGGAGGTTATTTCATGAGTTATGATACTGTAGCATCGCTACAACGTATGCAACAATTAGAACAAGCTCAAGCTGCAACTGGTAAACGATTAATATTAAAGCCAATATATTCGTCTGTAGATGTTGCATTAATAATTGTTGCGGTTATTCTATTCATTCCAACCTTTACTTTTTCTTTAGTGGCATTTTTAGTTTACTATTATACAAAATTCTTTTTCATGAAAACACGATTAGTAAAGAATGTAGCTACAGGTGAGAAGTTTTATGTGGATAAAGAAGATTTTAAGCAATATAAGAAGAATTTCAAGAAGAAGGAAAAACAAGTTAGAAGAATATCTGACTTGTAATATTTCCCCTATCAAAATATCTATTTTATAAATCTAATAACAGAGAGGATATAACAAATGAGCTCTAATAATTTTTTTCCAGCAATAACTTCTATTAATCTCTTTACCCAAAAAGATTCTTCTGAATTAATATTATATAAAGGTCAAGATAACGTTCTCCATGTTTCATGCACAATTGATGGACTTACTCGTAGAACTCTTCCATATATACATGAAAGTCTTGATTACATAGCAATATGGTTTACTTTATATCATCAATTTGGTGGAAGAGAAACAACAATTGTTAGAAGATATTTTGTCGAGTTTGATCCAAAAGAATGGTTCATTCCCAAAGATATCGATCGTGTTGTTTTTGAAATACCTGTGGACGATGACTTTTCTGATTTAGATTTCATAAGCAATTATTATTACTTACAAATAAGTTTTACTGGCAAACGTCCTCATGAAATGGGGATAGAGCAATCCATTCATGATAATCAAATATTCAATACAAAAATTCCGTTTGTAATTAAAGAGGTGTTATAATTATGGGAGAAATCGTAGAATTAATACAGGATAGAAATCGAAAAGTTAAAGATGATGACAACAGTGGAGGTGGTGGAGGAATGAACAACTATGCTACTCATAAAGATTTAGACAATCTTAAAGAACAGTTGAATAACAGTCTGAAACTGACCGATAAAAATATAGAATTAATGTTCCTCAAAGAACGCGAATATCACAACAACAATAAGAGAGAATCAGTAAAATGGATTGTAGGAACAGGAATTGCTGTTACTGGGATAATCCTTACATTTATAAAACTCTTTGTCATGTCTTAATCAAAAAAAGCCGACTCATAAAAAGAGTTGGCTTTCAAATTATTCATATGGTCTATATTTTTCTCTTAATTGCCCTAATTCCTCAGCCAGTCTTTCTACATCTTCACGAAAGTACAACGAAACCCTATCGACTACTTTAATAGGAACAAGTCGCCCTTGTTTTACAAGTACATGTAATCTTTGGGTTGTGACACCTAATAAATTTACGGTTTCATTTGCTGTTAAAACTACTTGGTTAACTAACTTTTCTATTTCTTCACGACTTATTTTATAGTCCATACTCATTTTTCGTCCCTGCCTTTTTTCCATAAAGAAATTAAATTAATAACAAGCGCTATAGCTAAAATTATTGTGGAAGCAATTCCTAAGTAGTCACTTACTTCAGGTTTCTTATAGTTTGTTACTGTAACCACTAATACTAAAAATAATGCTAATACCAAAATATTTCGATCTAATTTCATTTTTACATGGATTGGATTTTGTTTAATTTTGTAATCATGTTATAATATTTTTTAAGAGTGGGGGAATTTCTTCCCCCGTGGTATTACTTGCGTCTAGTCTTGCGGGCTAGGCGTTTTTCTATTTCTTCTTCCTTTTTCTTCTCCTTTCTATCTTTCATATCGTTTAGGTTTTTCTTTGCTGTTATGATTCCTACCACCATACCTACTATGTAAGCTAGATTTTTAAGAACCTTTTCTGTTAAGTCCCAATCCATGTTTCTCACCTCCCTTACATATATAATTATACCATACCTATTTATTTAAATCAATAGATTCCAGTTAAATAATTGCTACAAAATAAAAAAACCGACTCAATTAAGAGCCGGCACTTTTTATACTTACTATTTAATTTTTACATAATAAGAACTAGCTGTAATATAGAACACATTACCTCTACTATTCTTCACTTTATATTGCTGCGAGCCATTTACAGATACTTTATCAATGATAGTGAACCCTAAACCTTCATCGACAGTTCCTGCAACATCTCTATCAGCCCAGGAAGCTTTTGAATAGAATCGTAAGTCATTTACTTTAGAAACTACACGTTTACCTTCCACAGATGAAGACTCCTCTTTATAGCGAATGTATGATGCATCGTTATAAATCCACTGATTCCCTCCAAGATTCAACCAGTTTCCTACTTTACCCCAGACTTTATATGATTCCCCTTTTTGTAGCTTGCGAATGACATTATTGCTTGTGGATGGTCCAGACCGAAGGTTTACATTTTGACCATCAATATAAGCCACACCACTTGCTTCTGTTACACTTTCAGATGGTTCCTGTGGCTTTGGTTTAACTGATACAGAATCACCATTATATGCCTTTAAAACATCGTTTCTAAATTGGGATTCTGATACACCATGACTCTTTAGATATTGTATTGGGTCCTCATGATCTGTACCACCTAATTTGTAAGTGATATCTTTATGAGTCCATAGCCCAACACTTGGATGGATATTTCTATCTTTTAAGATTTTTGCAAGCAACTTTACATATCTTTCATACGATTTTTTGAATTTAATAGGGTCGCTAGTTTCAGAAAGTTCTACATGTACAAATCTAGCATTTGCCGATGGACCCGCACCCCATGCACGATATTTAGTAGATGCAATTTGGATGTTTTCATCCCAATCCGTTGCATAATGCACAAAAGCATTTCTCCATGTTCTAGCTTCATAGTTTCTAATATTAATAGCTGGAGCTTCTGGCGTCGCTGTGGAATGCGCTACTACCCCCTCATATGCACCGACACCATATCTATATCCTTGCTTTGGTAAATCTGGAATAATCATTTCTCTATCTGCAAAAACACTTCCTACAGATGTTAATAGAATAATAGAAGCCGTTGCAACTGAACTTAATACTTTAATAGATTTTTTCATTTCACATCACCATTCCCCATAATTTTTTGTTTGATATCTGATACATCATTTGCTAATGAACTAAAGGCTTTTGCTTGTTCTTCAATTACACCCTGGTTCTTTTCAATGACCTTTTGATACTGCTCTTCACGCTGCTCATTCTTTTTTTGCGTAGTAAAAAGCATCCACACGAATAATGCTGCGAATGCTCCTTGTTGCATCATTGAATTAAAAATTGCATCCTCCATTGTTCTCATCTCCCCAAAATAAAAAGAGCAGCGAAATCGCCCCTCTTTGTTATAAAAATTGTATTTTTTTCAAAAATAAAAAGCCCACTATTGTGCGCCATCCGTAATTAAATCTTCTCTTCCATTGTCAGTTAAATATTTATCGATTCTTTCTTTGTAAGCTTTCATTTTGGTGATAACAACTATATACGTATAAACTTCATCAATTACTCGTTGCGCCATGTACTCAGCCATATATCATCACCCCTTTTATCCCATAATCAATTCATCTAAAGCCTTTTGTATTAACTCTGTTTTCTTTTTTAGTTGTTCTAGTTCTGATGGTTCTTCTGGTGGTTGTGGTGGTAAGTCAGGCTTCAATTTCACCCACTTCCCGTCTTTGAATACAGGTTCAAAAATCAAGTCCGGGCATGGTTCCAATGTGCAATTTGCAGGGACATTAGGCTCATATCCTACGATAACATCTTCCTCATAAGGTACTTTAATAGTTTCATATTCTACATTTCGCATTACACAGTTAGGGCAATCGTATTTACTAATCGGTTCTTCTGCATCTTCAGGATGGTTGTAAGTTCCGTCCGCAACTGATTGGTGAAGTTCACAAAGTTTCTCTTCTGTTACAATCTCTTTTATTTCTTCTCGATAGAAGGTTTGTTTTTCAGTTATTGCCTTTTCCTCTAAAGGAATCATTTCAGTGAAATGCCCGTCTTTATCGTAACAATAACCGTACTGTCTAGCCATCAATATTCCTCCTTTTAGTTAAACTAAATAAGTTAATGTGAAGTCTACTCGTTTACCTTTCGCGTTCGTGCTTAGTGCAACTGCTCCTGTAGTACCGTTGATAAATACTTGCACCATTGCCGTTCCGTCTGCTGTAGGTGTGTAAATAGAACGGTTTCCGCCTGTTGGTCTTAAATCAGATGGAAGAGTAGCTACTATTACACCTGTAGCATTTGCATTTAGTGTTACTGCACCCTTTAACTCCACGGTACTATTTCTTCGAATAGTCATCAACGGATAGTTAACATCCGGTCCTGTAGCTTCTGCCGATAGCGGAATAGTAGTTGTGCCGTCTAGTTTCGTAGATAATGCCGCAACTGTGACTAATCCCGTAGAAAGGTTCAGTGTAAGTTCTTTTTGCCAATCGACTGCGCCTGTCATCTTCGGTCCAATTGACCACTTACTCTGCGAGTCATTTATTACAATTGATACACCTTTGTCGGTATTAGCTTGTAATACATGCTCTACATTGTTTCTTAAATTAGTAACGCCATTGAAAGTCATATTACCTGTTGCAGTGTCTCCTGCTTTTTTGAGAACATCGTCATTTAATGCATGTCTGTCCCAAGCGTTCCAAACATTTGCACCTGTCATTTTTCTAGTCCATGTAAATGCACGAGTTCCTGCTAAGACTGTAGCAATTTGTTTAACATAGCTTCTATCGGAATATCGAACAACATCTACATAGAAGAACGCCGTTGTTCCGTCCGGTGAGCTACCTAAATTGTTACCACCATATGAGCCGGGTTTTTGTAGAGAATCTAAATTTTGTCCGTTAATATTGATAGTGTCCCCATTAGGTTGTACAAGTTCCGTGTATGCTTCCGTTTTTTTGACAAGGTTTGTGTTTGATACAACGTTAAATGTATTTGTAGCCGGAGAATAATTCCAAGCACCCGTTTCGGTTGCACCATTTCTTCCAAACCATTCAACTAATCCCGAAGGGTGAAAAACAAGTCTTCCTAGTTGAGTTTGATCGTTGTACCATTGCAACATTTTCGCGCCGTCTTTAGTTTGGAAGTTTAAGTTACCCGTCATAGTATCGCCGCTACGTTTCACGACATCCATTCCGTTCAATTTATTTTGCAATTGAGTTAATTGCGTATTAATCGAAGTCCATCTACTATTAATATCATCTACCAGCCATTGCGCTTGTTGAATTAACTCTTCCAATTCAGAAATATATGGGCCGCTCATTGTATGGCCTGTCATCGCATCAGCTAATGTTACTAGTCCGAAATCTTGTGTTGAAGCCCGTACCGTTCCACCCTGTTCAATTGAGAAATATGATCTTTTCCCAACACCGGCTACACCAAACGTTTCTGGTCTGAATGTATATTCGAAATTACCTTGTGTAGCATTAATCATTTTAACGCCTGAAGTATCACGAACGTATGCGTTGTTTGGTTTTAACCCTTCATAATAAATCGTATTACCAGTTAAATTATAAGGAACGCCACCATCTACAACGAATACATTTACCGTTACGGTCGCTTTATCCCCTTGACGACCTGTTACAACTGCATTTAATTGTGCTTGCTGGTTTTTATTTATGTCCAATACCAGTTTAATTTTCATATTGTCTTATCCCCCCCCTCATTAGGATCAATTTTAAAGTCATCTTCTGTTTTTACTACTGAACTTGTATTTCTATCAAAAATACTAGATTTACGTTTAGTAGCACTTCTAAAGCTAAATGCCTCGAATACAGGTTCTTCTTTTACAATCTTAATCTCGTAAGAAAAATCAATATCATTTTCGCTTTCCACAATAAAAAAAGTTCCCGTCCGTTCGGAAACCCAAATATCACCTTGTCCGTATTTGCTAATAAATACATGGTAATTTTCTGTTTCGTTTTGTAAGAAGATAGGAAGATTAATAACGGCTTTTCTGTCCACAGTTGATCCATTACCTATGTGGGTAAAAGTTTCGGACGAATTCATAACACTGTGCATATCTTTTTCAACTGGTTTAGGCGCTGCCATTCTCGCAAATGAAGCTGGTTGTGGCGCATTATCATTAGATAATGTACTGGATATACGAGCGTTAATTATACTGTTACCGCTCATATCTAAAGTAACCCTTGCTCGTATTCTATCCCTGGCGTTCAACTCCATTAGAACATGTGCGTATTCTCCTTCTTTGTAAAGAAATTGCGTTGTCCCTTCATTCGAAATAGTTAACGTTCCTGTCACATCTTTGTCTATTCCGCCTTTAAAACGCGTTCCGTTTTCGTCAAAAATGATTCCCTTGTAAGCAAACAATGTTTTATAAGTGTAGAATTTATTCGCGTCCATACCTGCCCACGCTGTATTTGCATTGTTTTCTCTTAATACAAAGTCCATTCCGGTATCAGAAATCATTGCTAAACGTCTAGAATCGTTCGAGTATAATAATTCTTGCATGTAATTGCTCTCTTTACCTCTAGATTGAGAAGAGAAAACAACTTTACTAGTATTCATCCAAAGATTTTGCCACGCGAATATACCTCTGAATCCATAAGTTGTAGCATTATCAACCACTTCGAATTTCGGTTCATAAAGTTGCGTTGTTGTATCTAATACAGAAAAACTCAAATAACGGCCTGGTTCGATGTTCATCGTTACGCCTTTTGTATTATCGGAAACTCTATATTGATACCCTAATGACCCTACTTTATTTGCATCTGAATCGTAAACAGCTAATTGCCCGAGGTTATTCAATTCCATTCGTTTTACGCCATTAACTTGTGATTGCAAACCTTCTGGCATCATTTTAATAGTGTTACCGTATTCGTTGAAACCTGTTCTAACCATTCCGGCATCAAGTGTACCAGTCTTTATGAAATCCGCTACTATTGACCCATCTTTTGTAATAGCGACTCCATATGGGCCATTTACACCTGTTGATGAATACCCTAATCCATTAACATTCCATTGCCAAACCTTTTTAGCGGTCATTTCACTGTTTGTATCCATGATTAAAATACGATCGGGATATACTCGGACATAAGAACCGAAACCACTGTTAATTAAATTAGTTGCGTTTTCTTTAGCTTGTTCTAAAATATTAGGACCTAGATTATTCACATCGGTTATAATGTCGTCTATGCGACCGTTAGCACTGTTTAAGCCACCTTCTAAATCATTCACTTTTCCATTAGTGGTATTTAGATTCGAATTAGTTGTACCCAATCCAGTTTCTAAATCGTTTACTTTTCCGTTTGTAGTGTTCAAATTTCCATTTGTCGTATCTAAATTGCTATTAGTTGTATCTAGATTTCCATTCGTTTTTGTTAAATCTTCTCTTAACTTCTTTAACCTTTCATCAGCATTGCCCAATCCTGTGTTAATATCAGTTGTTATATTTAAAACGTCATCTTGAATTTTATCAATCTTGTTCGCTTTACTAGTAAATGAATCTTTGAAATTACCGAGTGTTATATCAATGTATCTCTCTTTTACGGGATCATACTTATAAGATATAACTTTAGCTTGAACATATATTCCGTCTTCACTATGATCGACCGTCACCGTATCACCCATATAAACGGATTGCAAAACAGCGAAATTTTTGTATTCTTCCGTTTGGGATAACTCCTGAAAACTAACTCGATAGTTCGCTAAAGGTTGGTCTACATGCTCTTTTTCAAACATTTCACGTGCTTTCTGTCTTAATAAAGCATATGCATCTTCTAATGGAATAGCGTCTTCATCGTCTACATAATCACCAATAGCCGCTTTAACATTTTCGAATGCCACTGTTTTGATTTTAGGATTAACATATTTGTCCACATTAGCACTGGTAACATACTTTTCAGGAAGTAGAAGCCCGTCGAAACCAATAGGCATTATCTTTGTAATAGGACTTTGCCAATCTACACTAGCGTCATATCCTAATAAATCCTTCTTGTGTTGAATGACAACACCACGGTCGCGGCCGCGTTTTTCTAAAATGTTTACAAGAAAATTATCCCTTTTTAATTCGCCACCCCAACGGTTTAAGAAACTGTTATCTTTTCCAGTGTCTAATAAAGCTTCGACTGGATTCATTCGGACTAGACGCGCGTTATTTGACTTGCCAATATCACTGAAGAAATTAAAACGACTAGGATATTGTAGAGCGCCTTTTAATTGAGTTAGTGCCCCTAGTCCTGTTTTACCTACAATGTTTGTATCTTCTATGAAATTATCAATTAAATCGTAGAAAACATGATAACAAAATACACTTACAATCCCCATTGAAGGCGATGGATTCGCTACCCTGAATAATTGTTCACCGTCTGGTGTTGGTACTTGTATCAAACTTTGACCTTTTATATCCAATCCATGTGGAGAGAATAACGGATATTTGAACGATAATACATAAACACCATTTAAATCTTCTTGAACAGTAGCTTCATGAACCGCATCGCTCAAAATACCGATACCATTGTGTGTAAAGTCTGTTTCATCTGGTTTAAAAAGTTTAATCAAACGCATCGTCCCCTAACTTCTAATTCTATTTTAGAGACGGTACCCGTCCACAATATTTCATTTTCACCTTCTTTTAATACAGGAAAATTCCCGATCATTTTATTATTCATTGGAAAACTACCGGAATAGCATAAAAGTAAATCAGAATCGACAACCACAGGATTCACGATATCTTTTATTTGAAAACCTATTCCATTTACATAAACAGTCACAGTTCCCGTCCCTGTAATGGTGAATTTCGGTAAAGAATAATATGTGCCATAGTTCATAACAGTCATTGGCATTGTTAAGTCAATAGGTTGCTCAATAATATATTCGTAGGGATCAGACTTAAATGTAACTTCAAACTGTCCATATTCTTCGAATTGATTATCGATATCGCCAATAGTTACACTTTTGATTTTTCTATATACATTATCGTCCGTAAAAGATAGAGTTTTCGCATTGCGTAACCATCTTTTAACTTTCCTCAACAATGATTTTACATTGTAATCTTCCAATAAATTAAAATTAATCGTGAACTCTACATCTTCGTAACCATTTTTCTTAGTTAAAGAACCGTTTTCCCTTCCTGGAATATCAATAAATTCGACCTTTTCCACTGCGGAAGGAATGGCAGGACGATCCACCATACAAACCCGGTAGTCCGTCCCTAATTTATCGTCTATTCTAATATCAAGCACGTGAAGTCCTCCCTATACCGATATTTAATGATTGACCTTTTTTAGCAAGTGCATCATCAATTTTTTCCACCATTTGTTCGATATCACGATCATTTCTCACTGAAGGATTATAAATATTAATTACAGTCGGTTCAGTAGACATCGTTGCTGCAATCCCTTCACCAATCGCACCTAATGTCTTTTTATTCAATGGTAATACACCCTCCGGTCCTGCTTCACCTGCTCCTTGGAACTGTCCACCATTCATTCCAAATATGGTTGGTCGAGTAAAAATACCGCCTTTTGCACGCCATTGTATACCAATACCAGAAGGATACGTAATATCTTTACCTAAAACATTTCTCGTGCTAGTTTCTAAACTAAAATGTGGCATTTTAGGCATTTCCGGTTTAGGAATCTTTAATTTCAAATCACTGAAAAACCCTTTGATTTTATCAATAAATCCCTTCACTTTATCCACAGCATCTTTTATTGGATCAATAATAAATCTCTTTGCTGCATCAAATTTTTCCTTCGCAGTATTCTTCACAGAATCAAATTTATCTTTAGCTGCGTTATATAAATCAGTAAATTTTTGTTTGGCCTGATTATACGCTTCAACCACTGGATCAATCACATATTTTTTCACTGTATTCCAGGCTGAAAGTGTATATGATTTGATTTTTTCCCAGTTTTGTAATATCCAATTTGCTAATTCTCCAAGTTTTTGTTTCGTTGTATTCCATAAATCTTGGACTGGTTGAATTACATACTGTTTTACCAAACCCCAAGCTGCGGACGTATAGGATTTTATAGTTTCCCATTGTGAATTTAACCAGGAGACTAGCTCACTAACCTTCTCTTTTACAGTATTCCAAGCATCTTGAATTGGCTTTACAATATATTGCTTCAGTAAATCCCAAGCAATCTGTGCCGCGGCTTTTATAAGTTCCCAATTATTACTTAACCAAGTTGCTAGCTCACTAATTTTCTCTTTTACTTCTTTATAAGATTTTTGAATCGGTTCAATAATGTATTTACTTATTGCAGCCCAGGCAATTTGTGTACCCGCTTGTATCAATAGCCATCCTGCTTCTAAAACGGTAGAAACTGCCGAAATAATTGGATCTAAGACTGTAAGTATCGTATTCCACGTTTCTTGCCATTTTTGTACTAATGTCCCCCACAATTCAGATGCGGTTTCGACAATACCAGTCCATAGATTACTAAAGAACTCACCAATAGGAGACAATATGCTATTTGCTAATTCTAAAAATGAAGACCACGTTTTTGAAAAGAAATCAGTAATACCAGTCCAAATTTCAGATGCCGTATCAGAAATCCCTGTCCACAAGTCACTAAAGAACTGAGCAATTGGTTCGAAGAACTCATTTACCATATCTAAAAAAGAAGACCAGGCATTTGAAAAATAATCCACTGTGGCGGACCAAGCATCTTCACAAGTTTGAACTATACTATCCCACAATTCACCAAACCAATCTTTAAATTGTGACCACTTTTCAGAAAGCCAATCGGTTATCTGCCCCCAATTTTGTATTGCCCAAATAACACCGGCTATTACAGCCGCTACTCCAGCGATAACACCGATAACTACACCAAGTGTTGTACCTAATACACCAACCGATGCTACGACCACTGCAATGATTGGTGCCAAAGTACCGACTACAGCTACTAATCCAGCAAAAATAAAAGCAAAGTTTTGAATTGGCCCTGGTAAGTTTGTGAACCAATCAACTACCGATTTAATTCCTTCTACTACTGGTGGCAAAATATCTTTAGCTAATTCAGCAAGTTTCTTTCCAACGGGCTCTAATGCTGCTTGAGTTTCTCTTAATGCTTTTTGAAATTGCTGTCCTAAAGATTCTTCTTGAAGCTTTTTCATTTCATCCATACGACCATTTACATCACCAAGACCACCATTCACATCATTTAGACTTAGAACAGCTTCTGCACCCATGTCTTCCCATTTGGTACCGAATAACGCTACACCAATCTGGTTTGCCTTTACTTTATCATCCATTTTTTGGAGGTCACCTAATACAGCGTTAAACACATCCGCTGCGGTTCCTTTCCCTTCATTGAATGATTTCCAAACACCTTGAGTTTCTTTGGATAAATCACCAAATCCTTCAGCGACGCCTTTAGATCCATCTTGTACACGAATACCGAATTCTTTCACAAGGTCATTAATGTAATCGAGATTGTATGAACCGCTTTTAGTCCCATTCGCAAGAATGGTGAACATTTCTTGAGCACTAAAACCACCTTGTTTGAATAACGGTGCATATTCTGAAAGGTTATCAAACAACTCACCCGAGTAATTTAGGCCTTCTTGAGCACCTGCAGCAAGCAAATCAAAGGTTTCCTGTGTAGATAAACCAAACTGTGACATTAATTGTCCTGCACCACGAGTAGCTTCATTTAAATCCACATCATAGACCTTCGCTAAGGTTAAAACATTTTCAGACGCACCTTGTAGTTCTTCATGTGGAACATCTCTCATATTTTGATAGACTTTTATAAGAGCCTGATCAACCTCTTCAAGACTTTCACCAAATCCCTTTTTCCACACATCTTTTGAAATCTTACCGAGATTCTCTGCACCTTTTTGAGTTAATCCTAATGAAGCTTGTATTTTCCTTTGTGATCTATCAAAATCTATCGCTATACCTACAGTCGCTTTACCAAGCTCAATTAACTGTTGTGACATTCCTTCTAGCATTTGAGTGGCTTCCATCATATTGTGCAAGTCTAATTTCTTTCCTAATTGCTCCATACCCTCTGCGGCTTGCGAACCACTTTGACCAACACTATGTAACGAATTCTCAAATTGCTTCAATGTAGTTTTAGCTTGATTTAGCTTTGTCTCAAGTTGCTGTACTTCTTTAGAATTTTCACCATATACTTTCTTAGTTGCACTCAATTGACGTTCCAGATTACTTACAATCCTGCCAGTCATTTCTGTTTGTTGATTCAACTGCCTTTGAGCTAAACCTAATTTATCAGCTTCACTGGCGTTTGCTCCTAATTCAGTATTCTGTAATTTAAAAGCGCTTGTTAATCTCTTTTGCTCAGCTTCTAAATTCTTTTCACTTTGCTGTAAAGAATCTAAATCAGCTTTTGCTTTTCTAGACTTGGTTGCCTGTTCTGAAAGGCCTTCATTCGTAGTTTCTAACGAATTCTCGAATTGTTTTAAAGTAGTTTTAGCTTGGTTTAAACTCGCTTCAAGTTTTTTCACTTCTGTAGAATTCTCACCATATGCACTTTTCGCTGCACTCAATTGTTGCTCTAAATTGTTTACGATTTTATCCGTCATTTCCATTTGCTGACGTAATTGTTCCTGCGCTAACTCCAATTTATCGGATTCACTAGCATTTCGACCTAACTCAGCAGTTTGGAGCTTAAAGGCGCTTGCTAATTGTTTTTGCTCTGCCTCAAGCTTTTTTGAGTTCTCTTGTAAATCAAGTAATGTACCACGTGCTTCTCTTGCTTCAATTGCTTGTTCTGAAAGACCTTCGTTTACTCGTTTCATTGCATTATTTAAAGAAGTTTCAGCACGTTCTGCATCAAGTAACTTACCGTACATTTTATTAAGTTGTTCTGCTGTCGTATTTGTATCTTTAGACATTGCTTGGTATTCAGAACGCAACATGGCTGTACGTTTTTTAGCAGCTTCCATTTGAATTTCTAACTTCTTCTTTTCAGCTGCTAATTTATCAGTCGCTGTTGCATCTTGACCCATTGCGGAAATATGATTTTTATATTCCTTTGCTGCATTATTCATAACCATATTAATTTGCTTCAATGTCTGAGCATACTGAACTTGTCCATCCATCTTGAAATTAAGAACGACATTTCTTTCCTTATTATTCCCTGCCATTTTCTCACCTCACTTATCGGAACGGAGTTTGATCTAACGTGTAAATTTGTTTTGGCTTCTTCTCATTCAAAGCATCTGGGTTGTTATATCGTAGATGCATAATGAATTGCTTTAAAAAATGATTAGGAGTGATTTTCCAAAAGTCATCCATGCTTAATCCCAGCAACGTATTACCGACATAAAAATAAAAATCCCAATCCAATTCGGACTGAGATTCTTCATTTTTATTCAGTATGTTTTTTACTTTTTTTCTTGATTCAGCTTCTCCATATCAGAGTTTTGGAAAGTTTGACCTTGGAAAATGTCCATTACAACTTTGAAAACATCAGGTAAATCATACATAGGTATTGAATTTTTGATTTCTTCAGGTGTACATTCAGTACCTCCACTGCGGACCATCGCATAAATCAGCGTACTCATTAACTTAATTTCTTTTTCACCTAAGCTGAATTTTTCTTTCGCCATCATTCCATTCAATTCTTTTTCGAATACATGATAATCCCCACCATATGACTCTTCCACATAAGGAAATGAATCCATTGTGAAAATCACAGGAATTTCCACCTTCTGTATCTTAATTTTATTTCTATTTATATCAACGTTAACTAAATCGCTTAAACGCGCCATAATATCACTCCTTATTGTCCTGTAGTTCCACCAAGTTGCGCTAATTGAGATTCATCGCAAATAACTTGTTTTAAGAAATCAGTAACTTTAATTCCTTTCGCTTCTGGATCACCAGTATCTAATTCAGCTTGTGTAACATCATTAAATAACAATGGATCTGCTGTAATTGTGTAAGCAACGTCGTCCACAGTCATTTCATCACCTTGTGTTTTCCAAGATTCTTCTATTGGAGCAACTGTACATTTTGGATACCAACGTAATACTTTTGTTCCATCATTCAGTGGAAATACAACACCTACTGCAAACTTTGGATATTCTTTCGCCTTTGCAGTTTCAAAAGACACGCCTTTTTTACGTGTTTTTGCAAAGATTTTATCTTTTACTTCACGGTTTAGACCGGCAAGGTTAAACGCTAGTCCGAACGCTGTATTTTTTACGATATTAATGATTTTTTTATTAGAAGCCCACTTTGTAAAGTTTGTAGAAGTAGTGGAAATCGTCAAATCAGAAATATTTGTTTGCTTATAAATATCCTCTTCATAAGTAGGAAGTGCATCTGATGTTTCAGCGCCTTCCATCATGCATAGATATAACTCTTCAATCCCTACGGAATATTGAATCTCTTTATTTACGACTGGCATTTCTATCATCCTCACATTCTATCTATTATTTTTTGTGCCATAATATCGGCAATTTTTTCACCTTCTGCATCGAAAGTGTTTTGTACAAAGTGTTTTCCTTTCACACGGCCTTTGCCATTTGCTTTTTTATGGCCATGTTCAACTAAATACCAATACCATGACGCATCCTCAAATTCCACAGATACACGATCATTTTTTATGACAACCTTTAGGCTATCTCTTAAATGTGTTCGCTTGTTTTTATTGGATGCTTTGATTCTTGGTTTTAATTTACTCGCAAAATACTTTGCTGCTTCGTCCAATACATCCAGGCTTACTTGTTTATCAACCCTTAATAATGTATTGATATCTTCTAAGGCTTCAGCGAATCCATTATTATTTGAAGCCATTACTGAATGCACCTCACATACGTTATAAACTGCGTGATAGTGTCGTCGTTTTCGTCATAACCCATTCCATCGAATTGAGAATAAGACACGCCTACATCGTTAAAAACAGCCTTTAACGGCTCGTAATCTTTTTCAGTACCATTTGTTATAACAGCAATCTGATAAAGCGGCATATCTTTTAGGACCTTATTAGAAGCCCTCTTTTGTTGCTCGTTCACAAATTCATAAACAATGTATGGGTATTTTGCCGTTGTAGGAGCTTCATCACGATATACTGGGATACCTGATTTTTTCATGGTGTCTCGTAACTCTTGAAAACTAATTTGCATAAGATAGTGACACCTCCATTAATCGGTCTTCTTCTTTTACATAAATGCGTTCAATATTGTAAATACGGCCAGCAACTTTTACACGGTAATCCTTTTGATTGTTTTCAATCTCCCGATCAATACGAACTTCAATTTTCTTTACAATTTCATTCGTATCTTTCGTTGTAAATTTGTCAGTGGCCGTAACTCCAATATTGTTATAACGAATCTTCCGTTCTAATGGATATCCCATAATAAGACGGTCTGTTTCTGGATCAATGGTCTCCCCTAGTTTAAGTAGCTCACCCATCCATCTAAGTTTATTTGTCTGTCTCTTCATCGACATAAACCTCCTGGATAAAGAAAGGAGTCATTGCATCAAGTGCCTGACCTAATTCTTTTTCAGCGACTCTGTAATCGTAGAAAATACCGGCGACCATAATAATTAGATATTCGGTCTGTTTGCCTGTCGCATTCTTTACATAAGTCTTTGCTTGAGTGATATAAAAAGAGAGCATGGTTTCATCCATACCCTCTTCCCAATGAATATGAGATTTTAATTTCTCAATTAAACCATCCATATTAAGCTCCAGTAGAAGCTTTTAAAACGTACTTATAAACTGGAACTTCAAATGGTGAATGAATGAGTTGTGCATCTAGTAAGTTCCAGATACGGAAACCTACACGATTTGTACGTGAGAATAACTCAACTAGCTTTTGCACTTCTAATGATCCAATGACATCTTGAATATAGAATTTAGAAAAGTCACCAAAGTAGAAGACTGGCGTATCTGGTTCGCCTGTAATGTCAATTGCATCTTCTTCCTCAACAGGGAAGCCTAATAGCGTATAGCCAATTCCACCTTCCGCTTGATTAAATGGACGAAGTAATGGGAAACCGTCATCTGTTTTCATTGTTTCGATTTTAGTTAATGCTGCTGTATTTAATACCCATCGTGCTTTTTTACGAACTTCTTTAACAGGTGTATTTTTCATTTTTACTAATGCATCATAAAGATTTTTTTCATCCGTTTTAAATTCAACGGCTTTCTTTGCCAATGCACCATCATTTATGTTATTAGCTTCATCGCCATTAACCATATATTGAGTTTCTTTACGAACATAAGCTTTTTTCAGTTCGTCCATAACGATTTGTTCAATCGGTAAACCTGTACGTGCCAATAACTTCTTCGTTACTGTAGCAAGTGCATCAAATTCCGTTGGTGATAATTCGATTTCATCGAACTCGATATCCGTTTCTGGAATTTCATTATTTGTTCGCTCATTTTTATGACCTTGTGCTTCTGCCTTTTTAACTAAAACAGGATACTTAATATTTTCTTTTGTTTTTACTCCTGTTCCTAATCGGCGTAAGAAGTTTTCTTCTTGTGCATACGTAATAATTTCTTTACTTAAGAAATCTGGAATCGTAACAGAACCATTACCAGTAACTAACCCTAATGAACGGGCTTCTCTCTCATCAATATTACCAACAATATAATTAGCGAAAGCTGAACGAGTTTCCGTTTCTTTGTTTTTAGAAGATTTATGACCTTTAGTAGAAAGACCAGTTCCAATAGCTGCCATGATTTCAGAACGCTGCTCTTCTGACAGTTCAGTTTTTGCATCTGGATCTTCTTTTGCGGCTGGGTCTTCTTTTTTATTTGGATCTTCTTCTTTCTTTTTGTCCGGATCTTCTTCTTTTTCGCCTGCTTCTAATTTCGCAATTTCATCAGCAAGAGTTTGGGCTTCTTTTGTTAATGCTTCTACTTCAGCCTTAACAGCTGCTAATTCTTCTGAACGAACTTCACCTTTTTCAACTTTACCTTGTAATTCTGCTAATCGAGCTTTATTTCGTGCTTGAGATGCTTTTAAGATTTCTTTTAATTTCATGTTAATTGTCCTCCAGAACTTTTTTTATTTGTTTGATAAGATTGTTTCTTTCTTCCGTATCATCTTCCACAATTGTTTTTACAGCTACTTCTGTACTTCTCATTTCAATCATGGTTGCATTTTCGCCCCTGGTTTCAATAGAAGTCGCAACATAGGCTGGTGTCATATCTAAAATAGAAACTTCTAAAAGCTCTAGTTCTTCAATAGAACGCTTTTGAACACCAGATTCGCCCTCTTCCCATGAATCTTTTTCAGAAACAAAACCAAATGACCAACCACGCAATTCTTTATCCTTGGCTTTTTGAATCACTTGTTCATCTGTAACCGTAGCAATGGCTCTTAAACCAATATTGTCTTCATACAATTCCAGATTTCCGTTTTCAATAGAACCAAGTTTTCTAGTTTTATCATGATTAAAAAGCAAGTCCACATTCTTTGCTTTCTTTAACGCTTTTTCAAACGTCTTTGGGACAATCTTCTCTTTGAAATATCCTCTTGGTGAAGGCAACATGCGACTTTCTCTGTCCACAACATTTACATAACCATCAAGTATGACTTGATTCCCTCGGACCTCAATTTTCATTCTCTTCACCTCCTCCCAATGAACCATCCGCCGCTTCTTTCTTGCCAATTTCAGTTAAATCATTTGAAATATAAATAGCTTGTGATTCCTTTGTATTTTGTTTAGGGAATCCGAGCATATCAGCAACGTTGTCAGGTGAAGTAATGGCTGTACGCACAAGGTTATAACCAATATTTGTCTTGTTGCTATAAGTAACAAAATCAAGAATATTAATTTTGAATTTAATTCGTTTTCCTGAATTCTGGCCATAAAAAAGAAGACTCAAATGGTCTTCGAAATTTTTCATTATAGGTCTTACTGCTTTGTTGTGGATATACATCATTGCTTTTTCAATATCTTCTTTGATTAACTCTGTGTATGTATCCACATTTATGCCTAAAAACTTGCCTAAGTCTTTCTTATATACATTTAGATATGCCAAGGTCTTTTCGTCGTCTAGCGGGCTTTTAAGCGTGTCAATTGAGTACCCTTTTCCAAGTGGAATCATTTTTACAGACCTTGCTTCATCGATTGATTCCAGTTGATCTAAAATTGCATTGATTAACTTTGACTGTGCACCATTCTGTGGATTGATATGGGCATCCAAATTTAACAAGAATGCTAATAGTCCACCCTTTTTATATTTGTCAGTTAAAGTTTTCTCAGCCGACATAACGCCCTCGAGCGTATCTCTTCCCAAATCAAGAAGACCTTTTCCTCTTAAATGATCTGCACCAATATTTTTCACATGACGAATCATAAAAGAGGGAACCTCGTGACCACCAATATTAAAATGCTCTACCAAATTATCATCTAACTCGGTAAAAACATTTGAAGCTAAATGTATTTGAGCACCATTTAATATTGGGAATGTTTCGCCCTCGAGTAAATAGGTATTAGTCATTAATTTAATGAACTCAGATTGTGTTAGATAATTGTTAGGATTCCTTAAGATTCGAAGTGCAATATCATCTTTGATTTCATTACCAAATTCATCTTCCACAATAATATCAGCCAATACCATTTGATTACTGATGTCTTGCAACAACTCGTAAACATCGCTAGATTGCAAGATGTTTGAATCTGTAACATATACACCGCCGTAACGAATGCTTTTTCCTAAAACATCATCGAGGTAACCGCGCTTTTCAGCTTTTTTAAATAAGTAATTTGAAAACCTATCCCTTAAACCCAATTTCTCACCGCCTTTCAAATATCTCCCTACTTACAATATATCTTTATATGCTAAAATTAATTGTGGAAGGAGGTGGATATAATGGATAAATTTTTATATCACAAAGAGAATATTAAGAATTTCGTTTCAACTTCGGTATTTAACTGTAAACATATGTATCGTTTATTAAAGAAAGAATTAAATGATCAAAAAATAAACGAACACGCTTTATATGGCTATCATTCCATGGCTTATTCAAGCTTTATGGCAATGAAATCTTATTATCTTCAAAACGATGAATTATCACATTGGGAATATGATAGTTTCATTGAAAAGTTTGAACAATTTAGTAGAGAATTCATTAATAGTAGAGAATCAGGTCATAGTATGCAATGGACTTTTGGATACTACAATGAATTCATTGAAGCTTATAATGATTTAGCATTATTACTAGAACTTCATCATATTGAAGTTCCTAACTAACTTAAAATATGGAGCGATATTTTCGTTCCATATTTTTAAACAATCATATAACCTACAATTTGAATTACATTGTTATGTTTCAATTTAAACTCGTCGTCATAAGTATTGATATAATAATCTGCCTTCGATACAGTTTCTTGAGTATTTGTAATTACTTCAATTGCGCCACTCGGTAGCTTTACTGCAACAGAAATAATTTGTGGTGTACCTACCGTTTTTACTTCTTCCATAAATTGTTCTTTCAATTTCATTACTTAACAACCTCCCAATTCTCAGCGAATAATTCAATATTCGTTTCTTTCCATGGAACTCTACCAAAACGAGATTCTACATACAAATATGGGGCTGTCATTTTACTGTGTTCATCAGGGAATTGAGCACGAATTACAACATCTTTACTCCATTGTGATAATCGCATCCCCTTACCTTTTTTCACTTCTTCAAACGCTTGGCCAAAATTCATTTCTCATTCGCTCCTTATCGATAAATATCACCAATCAATTCATCCATACCCTCTTCAGTTATGCTATCCATAACCATCATCGTTTCTTTATGAGCACATAAAAAAGCAACAAATCCATCAATCTTCTTTTTGGACTGTCGCTTACTTGGGGCTTTCATTCCATTGATATTTGTTACAACTACAACGTTAAGAGCGCAATAAACAAACAAAGGATTATCGGTCATTATACGTTTTTCATAAATAAGTATTTCTGAATCATCCATCATCGCATTCATAACATTAGGGTACTGGCCTACAGAAATGCATTCAAGACCAAGATTCTCAAGTTTTTCAATTAACTTTTGAGACATCGCTGGATCATAGTTTATTTGTTGTACATCATACAAATTTAAGCATTCCACAATATAATCCATAACCTGGTCTTGGTTTATCATCTTGCCATCACAAAAAGTAACAAAACCACGTTCAACCATATCAGTATATGGAACATTATCTTCTTTTTCACGATGTTCAATATCTTCATTAGGCACAAAATACATTTGTTTAACTTTTAGAATGGATTTCCCGTCTTCGGTATAACCAGCGTTAGGGAAATTCAAGCTAACACATGTTAAATCAGTTGTTTTCGATAAGTCTAGGCCGAGGTAGCAAGTTTCACCTGTTAAATCACCCAGCTCTTCCACAAGAACATGCTCAACTTGTCCTTGTTCAAAGAAGTTCTCAGCTCCATTTACGAATACATTCAAATGTTTAGAAAGGAATTCGGCTTTTTTATGTGCTGAACGTGATGCGGAGATGAATTCTGTTTCAAGTGCACTCATCGTTACAGAAACACCAATATTCGGGTTAACCATCGCCCAAACATTACGGTCTGTCCAATCATAATTCTTGTTAGGTTCGTATATCATGACGAAACTTGAATCATTATCATCACGTTTCAATACTTCTTTTGCTTCACGATATACTCGCATACCAACCGATGAAGAACCTTTACCAGCCGTACTGATATTAAACATAATCGGCTCAGCACGAGAAACCTGTGCTGATTTAAAGTTATCGTACTGATCCATATTTTCTTGAGCATGAAGCTCATCATTTAGAATGAAGTGTGGATTGGAACCCTCAATGGATTGAATGTTTTTACTCATTACAATGAATTGGTTTTGATAAGCTAAATCATCACGAATGTAGTCATAAGTCACACTAGAAATGGTACCTTTTGGACCTTTATATATATGTGAGCAATCCATTAATACATCATGGTTCATAATTGTTGCTGCAAATGGCTTTGCTGCATATTGAGCCTGGTTAAAATCACTCGCACAACAATAACAATCGGCACTAAGTACGCCTTCACCGTACATCGCATAACCAAGAGCACCAACACCGATTAAAGTTTTACCATTCTTCTTAGGAACCTGAATGTAAGCTTCACGAGTAACTCGGACAATTTGTCCTTTTTCATTCTCATGAACCCATCCATAGATCCAGGAATAAGCAAACTTCTCCCAATCCTCCAGGATAAAAGGTTGTCCAGCTAAATCACCTTTAGTATGACGGACAAACGTTTCAACCCAATCCATCATTTCATTCGCTCGGTCCACATCGAACCAAATATCTTTACGCTTTTTCCATTTATAATAACGATCTACCATTGCTTTGATAGTATCGGGATATTTTTTAGGATTCTTTCTTACTTGTTTTGTATAAATATCTGCATAATTAACGCCACGTTCAATCATGTAGCATTCCGCCATTTCGAACGATGTTTATCTAATGGACTTACTGTAGCTTTTGGTTTCTTCAATTCTTCATCCTTTCTTACAGAGGAACCGCCAGTGATTTGTCTGCCTACTTTGGCTCTGTTTGTAAGCCCCAATAAATCTAATGCTTTGGTTTTTTTATCGGCCCATGTTTCTACTTGTTGCGCCAATGGGTGCTTTGAATTATTTGTGGCACCTGCTTTATTGGTGTGACGCTGAGTAGGAGGAAATCCTTTCTCTTTCCATTCGATAAACATCGTCATGTAAACTTCGAAAATATCTAAATATGATTCAATTAATGGATCTAAAGTAAGGGTGTAAATATCTGCATCACGCATGATTTTTAATATCCGATTTTTCTCAGCTTCCGTTTTATCGGCCACAATTTTTTGACGCTCTTTTTTCGTAGACATTTCACACCCCCCTTTATTTTTTTAAAATGTTGTCTAACGATAGAAATGCCCCCTACGCTACCTATCCTCCCCAGAGGACAAATTTTAATTTTTGACAGGGGGGCTTCCGAAATAACTCGGAAAAACTTTTTTTGGTTTATCTTCATTTTCTTCGATTGTATGACAAACTGGACAAAGTAACCTTAAGTTATTCTCTTCTAATTTAAGTGTTTCATCTTCTTTAATTGGTATTACATGATGAACATGAGCACTTCGACCAAAGACGAACCTTCCACATCGTTGACAGCAACCTTTCTCTCTTTCATATACCTTTGACCTGACAAACTTCCATGCATCAGTACGATAGAATGGTTTGTTCTCATGATGATAGATATTCTTCTTATCTTTCTTCTTCCTTGGTTTGTTACGCTTATGTTCTTCACAGTAACGCCCTTTGCTTATCTTGTTACGGCAGCCGTTAAAGTCACAGTACTTCATGATAGTAAGTCAATGATGTCTTCTTTCTTTTTCATATCAGAAGGAATCTCAACGCCTAACTCATCAGCATACTCACGTAACTGTTTGACTGTCATATTACTTAGTACTGGCACTTCACTAACCACTGTCGTGTCTGAACCATTTGCCATATCTACACCAATGAGCATACTCTCAGGATTAACAGTTACTAAAAAGTCAGGGTCTACATTATGAGGAACAAATAGACTCTTCTTCTTTTCATTATCCCAATACTCTGTACCTGATATTGTTTTTCTAATTTCAGTAATCATTTACTAAACACCACCTATGTAATTTTTGCATAATAAAAAGCACTCCCTAAGGAATGCTTTAATAACTATACTTTATTAAAAATTTAATTCTTCACACCAAAATGATACTCTTAAATCAATCCCTGACTTATCAAGGTATATAAAGTCTCTTTTCACTACTTTGTAGAATTTCCCTTCAATACATACAGTTTCTTCTACATTCGGGATAGGTCCTCCGAAATTTTCGTAAACTTTACTTTTTTCATGAATTCTTGTTTTCATATTGTCTAAAAACTCTAATTCGACAACCATCTACAACATCCCCTTTCATTATCCATTATCTGATAAAAAGAGATGTTTTTACAGAATAACATTTCGTCATATATCGACATAATAAAAGAGCAACCGTGCACCAGTTGCCCTTTCGTCAATTTCTTATGTTATTACTATAATCGATATTTTCAAGAGTTAACATTCATAAAACTGGGTGTCAGTAAAGTGCAAGTTCTTCAGCGAACTTTATTCTTCTTATTATCTCGGCATGTTTCTTATAGATATAACTAGAACTGTAATTCATATCCTCAGCTATTTCTTCTAACGTCATTCCGTCCACATACTTCATTTTTAATATTCGATTGTCCAAACCCCTAAACTTACTAATTAAGTTTTTTAGTTTATACATATCATTCATTTCATTTGCTAATTCATATTCAATTGCTTCAATACGTTCTTCTACCCTTGCACCTTCCGATTCAGCAGTTAAACGTACCTCTCGCAAATCACCACTGACCCAGCGTTTTAATTCAGCTTTTGTTTTATCTAAGTTGTAATCTAAGTATGCGATTCGTTCCTCTAATTTCTGATAGTCTTTCAGCCAGTTAAACAAATGATGATTCACCTACTTTCTACTAATAAACTCTAAATCTCATAAAACATGTTTATTTTCCTTTCTAAGACGTTTTAACACTTGTACACCTATTTGTATTAAGAAAGAAATAAAAATTCAAATTACCATGATTCTGACAGTCATTCCTATGTCGAAACGTGTCGATTACACCAAAACTTCTTAATGAGTTAAATCAGGTTCTCCTTTTGTGACCAAATCCAATAATTCATTCAAATCTATACCCGTTTGAACCTCGATTGTTGTTTGATATAACATAGATATAGCTTTATTGAACATATCGTCATTTGCATTTAAACTTGCCATGATTAAAACAATGAACTTTGCTAAATCCTCCGCATCATATTTATTACCAACGAATTCTTTTAAAGCTTCAATAAATTTTGTTGCTTCTTTTGTTAATTCTCCATTATTCATAATTGCCTCAAAATCTTTATCAAATTTGTTAGACATTTTTAATTACACCCTTTCAATTTATAATCAATATCCTGAGCCAAAGCCCAGGACGAAAATTTATTCAGCAATCGTTTCTTCATCAACAATTTTCAACTGACCAGGAGCAACTTCCGTTGTTCCATCCTGTTTAACGTTGTATTCCATACCTTCATGTTGCTCTTCATAGAATTCATCAATCGACATTTGAGAAGGTTCTAGAGTAATAGAAACATTTTCACCAGCGAATGGGTAAAGTTTGTTAATTTTATCTTTTGTATCGCCTTTTACATTGAATTTAAGAACTGTTTTCTTGCTATCACGTTGAATAGAAACAAATTCAGCACCAATTGCTTCAACATCGCTTTTTTCCACAGTTAGATGAACAATAGTACCTGGCATCTTCAATAACTCATCAGCATGTGGTAATTCATCACTTAATACGTGGAACATCAAAACTTCCTTTTTATCGTCCTTTTGCATCTTTTTAAATAGTACGTTCAATTTAATTTTAGTCATGGTTTATTTCTCCTTTAATTGTTTTGTTTTTCATCATATGATGCCCTTTTTCAGATACTCACGAGCCATATATAAGAAATGATGATATATGTAATTTCCTGTTGTGCTAGGTGGAAGAAAAACAGTTGAAAAGTTATATCTAACCTCAAATGTTTTAAGGCTACCAAGCAATGCTTCCGGTTTATATTTACTCCGGTATTCACCTTTTAATATTTTTAGATATCCGTCTAAGTCTTCCACATAAAGAACAAATGGATGTTTAGAAGCACGAATCAATTCATTTTCAAACCTTGTACGATCTTTAATCGATTGAACCAATTCGTCTACACCATTTTTTCGTTCTATCCCAGCACTTAAATAAATATCTCGTGTAATGCCCATCTCAGGATTCTTAGGAATTACCGCTGAATAATCGGCTGTATCAATTTTTCTAAGTCTGAATGGAACATTCTTTTTATGAAAATAATCAAGCACATGTTGGTTTTTCTGTTCCCTTGTATCTACCATGATTTCTAATGTATCCAGGATTTCTTTTAACTCTTTTTCTGAGTATCGATAATGAATTGCTGGCATTTATTTCACCTTCCTAAAGTGCAACATTGCACGATTGAATATTTCTTGTGAAAGCTCGTCAGTTAATTTATTTTCATAGTTGGCCACAGATTCTTTTACATACAACCAACCATTTAGTGAGAAATTTAATGTTAATTCCATAACCAACCTTGCAGCGGCTTCATCATGATTAAACCAATCATTTATTTTCGGATTCATATCTTGTTCAACACCGATAAAAAAATTAATAATTTTATCTATCGTTTGTTTTACAGCATGATCTTGTTCCGAATAATTACCTTGCAAGTACTTAATAATCCGTAGCTTGTACTCTTTAATAACCGTTTCAACTTCAGGAGCAATCTTTTCATGGTTCTCAATGTATAAATCATTTCCATCAAGAACGAGCTTCGCTCCCATCGATTGAACATCAGCGCATATCTGTTTTGGATGCATATTACACCTCTTTTTTTAACGAGTTACTAAATAGTTACTAAGTTATTTAAAAAGTAACTCGCTTAAATCCAGTCTTATCAAGGGTTTAAGCGTTATTTAGTTATCAAAGTTACTAAAGTTAACCGTTTTTCTATTAAAGTCCTATATATATATTATTTTTTTATTTATTTATTTTCTTAAGAGCCGATATAGGAAATTCAGTAACTTAAGTAACTATTTATCTACAAACATTGTTATATCAACGTTTATACGAGTTACTAAAAAAACAATTAAGTAACTCTTTAGTAACTCTGACTTAAACTTTTTTCCTATTTATAGAAGTTACGTTGTTTTTATCTTCATTCTCATTTGAAAATAAATTCGAACCAGCAAGTTTATTTAATGTAATTCCAAGAATAAAGTTTTTATTTCCTGTACCTTTTTCTTTTTTAAACCCGCGAACTTCTAATTGACGATAAAAAGCACGGTTTTTTAATTCCAATTCGTTATTTTGATAACACCATTTTGTATAATTTTCATACAGCGACTTCGCTTCAATTCTCACTGAAGAATTCACTGTACAATTCTCATCAATGAACGGTGCTAATATATCCATATCCTCACGATATTCAGCTGTCGCTGCCTTCACAGCTTCAGGAGCACGTAAGCCTTCTGTCTGCCACTTCATGCAGCCTTCCACAGCCCAACGCAAGACACCTGGCATTTCTTTTGCTAATCTATCAGGCAAATCATAATCAATCTTGTCTTTCGGTATCGTTACGGTAAATGGAATAAGCATAATCCTTCTCCAAATACCTTCATCCGAACCTTTAACAATTGGCTTATGATTGGTAGTGAAAAACACTTTAAACTCTGGTGTAAATTCAAAGTATTCCTGGCGCAAGAAACGAGCTGACATCTTTTCTCCACCAGTAATTTGTTTAACCAGGGCTTCAGATAATTGTTGCCCCTCTTCACTCTCAACAGCTGAGACAAAACGCGCTCCATCAAGTCGGGCCACATCATTATTGATTCCTGAATCATTTCTCTTCTTCAAGAACGTGTCACTGTTTGTCTGTCTTCCATAATCACCAAGTAGATCCTGGATGATATTAATAAAAGTAGACTTACCATTACGGCCATTACCAAATAAGAAAAACATTACTTGCTCTTTAGTCACACCTGTTAATGAATAACCGATTGCTTTCTGCAAATAGTTAATGAGTTCATGATCTGCTTCACCGGTATGTGTTTTAAAAATACTTTCCATGAAGGCCTTCCAGTTTGGACAGTCAGCATTTTTGTCATACTTGATTGGAGAAAGCTTTGTTAATAACAAGTCACGATCATGCGGCAATAATTCACCGGTCTTTAAATCAATAACTCCGTTATCACAGTTAAATAGAAAGTTATGAGAATCTAATTCTTTCTTTTTAACAGATACCATTGGTCGCACGTCCAAGATGCTATTTATCCGGATGGACCGTCTTTCACATTTCTTTGCCCAATCATGCAACAACTTTGACTGATATTTATCTTCTGCAGCTTTAGCTTCTCCATATATGGCTCTAAGTGTTTTGGCCGTGATAGCTTCAATTTGTCTCTTACTATCTTCATGCCAATGCTTGCCGTTCCATATAAGCCATTCCAACTCGTTGCAGTACCGAACATTTTCACCATGATAATATGCAATACGTTCTGCGTTTCCTAACTCGGTTAAATGAAACTTTGGTGCTTCATCGATAATTTCTTCAGTATCTTCAATTGAGTTATCAGAAATATAAACTTCATACTTTTTCTCTTCAAGCGGTTCGTAATCAGCTATTGTGGAAGGCGTTGAAAGAATCGCTGTATCAATTGTCATTTGTCCATATGTACGGCCATCACTTGAATGTGGCTTATCCCACTTCTCACGAAGTAATGAAGACTCTCTAAACATTGAATCCATCTTTGCTGAATCTTTATCCGTCCAAAATGCTAAATGATTACATAGGGCCATATCAGTTGAAGAATGATCACCGTTAATCAACATGCCCTGGAATAAATCTTTAATGGCTGCACCGCTTTTACTATCAAACATTCGCTCCCACAATTCTACATTTGATAGACTAGTAATATCTTCTCTTTCAAACGAAGTAGTGCTTTGCTTCTTTTCAGGCTTTGGCTTTTCTTTCAAATACTTCTCAAATAAAGCTTTTAATTCATCTGTTCTATCTTCCACAGGAACTTGATCTAAGCAGTCACCTGTGAAAGTGAAATAACGTCCGTGTCTATATACTTCCAATCCAAGGTCTACATTTTTACGTCCCGTACCTGGTCCTTTAAGTGGTAGCGTCCCTTTTGCAATGATGTGGATGCCGTCCCCGCTTGGTGAATATTCTGTGTAACTATTTAATATCTCAATCACGTCTTCAGCTAAATCTGTAAGTGCTCCCTCTTGGATACAATGGTCAATATCAATGCCTACAAATGGATCGTCTTTAGAAAACATAAACCCGATTCCATCATATCCACCTTGCTCATAGAATTTAATAATTGTTGGGAACGTTGACCAGCTCCGCTTATTATTTGATTGAGCCATTTCCCCATTGATTTGATAAGGAACTTTCGTTTTCTTACCATTTCTTACTTCTGACCGCCATAAGATCCAATGAGGAGTGTTTTTAAGTTCTGTCGGTATTTGATTAAAGTTATATCTCATTTGATTACTCCCTTTTGAAAAGGGAGCTATTAACAGCTCCCCTCTATTTGAATCTTGTTAATTTATTTTTAGAATGGTACATCTGAATCATTAACTGGAACTGAAATTACTGGCGCTGAAGCCTGAGAAACCTTTAAACTTTTTACTTCTGGATAACCATTGTTATTTAAAGCAACAGATACACGAAGGTGTTTATTTAAGAATGCATCCGCCCATTCCTTAAACGAACCGAATTGAATACCATCAGGAAATTGTGCTGCTTTAGATGCCGCTTGGAATCTCCACATTGTATTGTCAGCAACAGTAAAGTTATCAAAAAGAATTTTCTGTCCTTGGCACGGTTGCTCTACATCAGAACGAATTTCATAATCTACAACTACGCGATTATTTCCTGACTGGGCTTTCTTTAATTCATAATTAACAACTGTTACTTCATATTCACCTGGCTTAATTGCTTCGAATTCCTTAACTTGACTGTGATCTACTTTAAACATTTAAAATTCCCCCTTAGTTTTTTGATCCTTGTAATCTTTCTAATGCGACGGATAAATATTTCATATTGAAATCTTCAAGCTTTTGATTAGTTTTAAATTCAATTTCAGAAAGCATCTTCGCTGCGTCATCACTCGTACTAACAATTTCTTTAATTTGAGCAATAAGTGTATTTCTTTCATTTTCTTCCTCAGCCTTTACATCAATACCTAACTCAAGCCATTGATACAGCTTGCGACCTACTTCAGCAGTAATCTTCTGTGGGTGTCCTTCGAACATTTGCGTATTATCCTTTGAAGTATCAGCTATATGATCAATGTCGATAACGAAATTAAGCATGAACTCATATTCCATTTCATCCTTTTGCACCGGCTTAGTACCAACTTTACGTGGGGCCATCTTTCCATTTGCATCAGGTTCTACTACATACTCAGTTTTAGTTCGCAAAGTTGCTAATATATGAACGTTGTTCTGAGTTAACGTTTTTATTAATTTAGTAGTTTCAGATGAAAGCTTGCCCCAGTTTTGAAATGAGTTACCAGACATTTCACCATGTGTTTCTATAATGCCGCCTTCACCTTGCCAGTTATGCGACAAGGAATCGATGATAATTACTTCAGCACCAGCATTCTTCATAACTCGAACCGCTTCGTTATATCTTTCAGTTGTGTACGGTGGAGTGAAATTAATATGAAGGAAGTTCCCTATTTTCGTTTCTCCATACACAAGACCTACATGAAGTTTTGAGCGTTCATGCTCTGTATCGATAACGCCAATTTTCTTCCACAATTCTTCTTCTGATAAATCAGGATAAGCTTCTTGCATCATTCCAAAAGCTGTTAGTAATGCACTACCCGTTTTACCTGAACCACTACAACCGATAAAACCAATAACGGCTTTCATCTTTTCACGTTTGGCTTCTGTTACTTGAAACATTTAATCACCCCTATTCTTTAGTATCTAATTCTGTAGCTTTATTTTGCAGACTCTCTAGCATTTGTGGAATATTAAGCCTTTGAATAATGTCTACGGATAACTGTTCTTTTAGATTGTTTTCAAGCGCCTTGACTATTGTTTCCTCTGCGTCTTTTCTTGCAGTTTGAATCATCGTGCTAACTTTGGAAGTAAGCTCCTTAGCAAGATAATTTTGAATGAAATACTCACTTATGGATAACTTTCTATCCCCTGAATACTTAGCCTCTCGACCATGTTCATCAAGTGTTTTTTCTGTTAGGTACCGTTCATACCTCATACCAATAAACTCGCTAATCGGTATTAATTCCACTTCTGATCCCCAACCGCTTTTCTTATATGGTATTTTTAATTCATCGATTTTCTTTTCCAAGGATCCATGAATAAAATTATCTACAACCTCATTTGCTTTTTCCTCAACTTCACGTTCAATTTTCGCTAAAACCTTTTGTTCTGCTTTTTGAATCAATCTATCCTGTAAGCCACTGATAACTTGACTTTTGATTAAATCATCAAGATTTTCACCTTCCTCCAACCAATCTACATCTACTTCAATTTTCACTTTAGCCATCTTTATTAAACCTCCATTGAACGTCTTTTTATTCCAACAATCGGTTCTGTGTACCCAGCAAGCTCTAACTGCCTTTGAGCTTTTCTAAATACATAATCAATATTTTCATTTTCTTTTATATATCCGTCAGGATTTAAATGTTTATTAGGAATCCATACATTTTGATTTGTTCCACCTAATGTAAATCGCTTTGCTGAATAATTTTTGTAATTACGATTAATAAGTTTTAACTTTATTCCTTTGTAAAACTGAATCATTCCTATACTTCCACACTATAAGAAATAGATTCAGGCTTAACCGTAACCCCTGGAACAATTTGTCCATCCTCATCTACAATTACTTTTTCACCGCTAATTTCTTCAATCTTGAATTTCTTCTTCAAGTCACCCCATTTAACTTCTGTCTTTAGGCAATCATCAAGATGGTTTTCAATAGCATATTGAAGTACCTGGGCTTTATCTTTTTGCTCTGGCGCTTCACTACTCTTACGAGTTTTGGATTTACCATAAGGCGTACTAATCGTTTTCTTCTTTGGATCCGCTGCAAGTTGTTCCGCATGATAACGTTGGATATGAGTTTCAAAGAATGAAATACTATTGTGGATGGGCTTTAATTCACTTTGCTCCCATTGCTCAATACGGTCACGTTCAACATTTGCTAGTGTTGTGACTTTCTTTTCTTCTGCTTTAAGTGCAGTCAATTTACGAAATGCCCAATTAAGGCTTTCTAAATCATGAATTTCGAATCGTTGTTCCGCATCTTGTAATTCATCAACTTCCGCTAATTCAATTGCTTGTAATGAGTTCATCTATAAAACCTCCAAATTTATTTTTCGCTTCTTGTGCAGAATACAGTGAATAATATGTAACGCCGTTATTATCAAATGAAACTTCAAACGGATACTCCTTTGATACACGACTCACTATCATAGGCCTTAATTCCGCTTCCTGTAGCAAGAATTCAAGTGCTTTGTGAGTTACATGTACTTGATTATCACGAACACTGATAATCCCTTTGTCATATGCATTGTGGATGGCTTGTACACTTTCAGTGATTGTTTTAATATCCATCAATAAAACGCTCCTTTACATGAATTTGATTCATGCTATAATGACCTCAACATGTGTTTTTATTGAACCGTCAGCCCCAACTGGCGGTTTCTCCTTTTTATACAGCTCGAAAACATTCAACATTTTGCTGAGCAATTAAATAATTCTTTAGATTTCCTTCAAGTACGGCATCCTGTCCAAACATAAAATACTTATCATCTTGCTTAATTTCACAACCATAGAAATCTTCAATTGGATGATCAGGCTCCTTAGGTTCCTTTTCGACGATGTCTTCCACAAATATTGCATCGATATTACTTACCCCAATGTGGAATGGCACCTTTCCAGTAGCACCTTCATATTCAATTCCTGATAAAAAACCAAAACTATTTTTAAATGTTTTAAATTGTGCTGCCGTAAAACTAACCTTTGCACCTGATTTAAAAACCAACATTACTTCCTTCAATTAACTCACCTCCCTTCGAGCTGAAACCTTACGGTTCATTTCATACATCTTTCGCTTTGCTTCTAACTCAGTAATAAGTAATAACGCTGGGTTATTTCGCATCTCAGCACACTGTTGACGTACTAGAGATGCTTTCATTAATTTACTTGCGGATAATACTCCGTTCATAAATGGTCACCTCCCTTTTCTCTTGTTCAGCCTTACGAGCTGCTAAAATACGAGGAACTGAAGTTTTCATAAAAAACTCAGCCATCTTTAATGCCGTTTCCTCACTTGGCGGATTATCCAATATAGTTCGTTCCATTCATCTCACCATCCGCTCTAAAAACTTCATGTTTCATGAAGTTTGTTGGTAAAAAAATTTCTTCAATTCCTTTTCCAAACTTTTGAGCGATTAAAAACATTTCATTCGCTTTAAATTGAGTAACTCCATGCTCTTTGTTGACGTATGTTCTTTTATCAACTCCTATTAAGTCTGCCATATCCTGTTGATTTAACCTATTATACATACGTAACCTTACTAGTTTGTCTTGCAATGCTCCCACCTCCTCGTTAACGATTTTCATATTACATGAAGTTTTGACATAATTCAACATATTTTTTCATGATTTATGAAATTTATTTATTTTTTTCTTATTTCATGAAATTTTTAGTTTAAAACTTCATGAAATATGATATAATAGAACCTGAAAGTAGGTGAAACTTCATGAAACAAGATGTTTCTAAATATGTTGGTCAACAAATTAAAAACTTTAGGAAACTAAAGAAAATGACACAAAAAGAATTAGGATTACGAATAGGAAAAAAACATAATACAATTTCATCTTATGAAAATGGGACAAACGAACCTGAACAAGATGTACTATTTGCAATAGCACAAGCATTGGATATATCGATTAATGATTTGTTCCCACCAACGAATGAAGTATATAAGACAAATACTCCAACTATTTCTTTAGTAAGGGAATCTTCATATACTTATGTTCCAACTTCAATTTCAGCTGGTTTACCTCTAGAAATTGATGGAATGACAGAAATGGATTTGGAAACTATACATATTCCCGATGCATTAATGGGGAAATGGGCAGGTAGGGAAGATATTTTTATGACTCGTGTTAATGGTGACTCGATGAATAAAGTTATTCCACATACCTCTTTGATTGCGGTAAAAGAAGTGGCTTTAGAAGAGCTTTACGATAATGACATAGTTGTTTTTAGTAACGGCTGCGATTATTCTGTTAAACGTTTCTTTAATGATAAGGAAAATAAACGTTTAATATTCCGACCAGATTCATATGACAATCGTTTCTTTGATTACACAGTTCCTTATGAAGATGCTACGAATATAAAAATACACGGTAAAGTAGTAATGTACGTAGCTACATTAAACTAATACCTAGATCAATTAAATCTTTAGCGCTAGGAATTTAATGGACAGCCCGTACAGCTGTCCTCTTTTTAAAAGGAGAGATAAATAGTGACTGTTGGAATTTATATAAGAGTAAGCACTGAGGAACAAGTGCGAGATGGTTTCTCTATTTCAGCTCAACGTGAAAAGTTAAAAGCATATTGCGTGGCACAAGACTGGGATAAGTTTAAATTTTATGTAGATGAAGGCGTATCAGCAAAGGATACGAATCGACCACAATTAAGCATAATGTTAGACCATATCAAAAAAGGATTAATTAATACTGTTTTAGTTTATCGTCTAGATCGTCTAACACGTTCTGTTATGGATCTATACAAACTACTAGATACATTCGATAAATACAATTGTGCTTTTAAATCAGCAACAGAAGTTTATGATACTTCCACGGCTATGGGGAGAATGTTTATTACAATTGTGGCTGCATTAGCTCAATGGGAAAGAGAAAATTTAGGTGAACGTGTACGAATGGGACAATTAGAAAAGGCTCGCCAAGGAGAATATTCAGCAAAGGCCCCATTTGGATTTGATAAAAATGAGCATAGCAAATTAATTATAAATCTAGAAGAAAGTAAAGTAGTTTTGGATATGGTAAGGAAAATTGAAGAGGGTTACTCTATCAGACAACTCGCTGACCATTTAGACGGCTATACCAAGCCCATAAGAGGTTACAAATGGCATATACGCACCGTATTAGATATTCTTTCTAATCACGCCATGTACGGAGCGATAAGGTGGTCTAATGAGATAATAGAGAATGCGCACCCAGGAATTATTAAGAAGGATAGATTTATGAAGGTGCAACAACTACTATCTAGTCGCCAAAATTTTAAAAAACGTAAAACTACTTCTATCTTCATTTTTCAAATGAAATTACTTTGTCCTAATTGTGGAAATCATTTAACTTGTGAAAGAGTAATGTATCATAGAAAAAAAGATAATCAAGATATTGAACATAATCGATATCGTTGTCAGGCTTGTGTTCTAAATAAGAAAAAGGCTTTTTCCTCCAGCGAGAAAAAGATAGAGGTATCCTTTTTAAATTATGTTGAAAAATACAGATTCAAACAGGTACCAGAATTTCAAACAGAAGACAATGAAATTGATATCCTAAAGAAACAATTATCTAAAGTAGAACGACAAAGAGAAAAGTTTCAAAAAGCATGGTCAAACGATTTAATGACAGATGAAGAGTTTGCCAATCGAATGAAAGAAACAAAACAAGCGCTAGAATCGATAAAAGAAAAGTTGAAGTCTTTAAGTCCTAATAAAAACGAAGATATAGATGATGATGTTATAAAAGAAATTATAAATAATATTAAAAGCAATTGGTCACATTTATCATCTGATGAGAAAAAACAATTTATAAATATGTTCATAGAGAGTATCAAAATTGATAAAAAAGACGGAGTTACAGAAGTATTAGATATAGAATTTTATTAGTGTTTATGTTACATTTACACA